ATGTATTTGCTAGTCAAGTGGATTCGGTTATTACGAGTCCAGTAGTAAATCCAGTGCCTGACGAGTCATTCGCAGTACCTAGTTAAGCATGGCTTACGCCAGAGCAGATGGTCAAGGCGAGGTTGACATCTATACGATGCCAGCCCTTTTTATGCTGAAGGCAGAAATACCTGAAGAGTTCGTAGAGGGCTTGAATGAGTATCTCGATGAATTGCTGGAAGATGAGGAGAGGGAATCCCTAGCTAAAACTTTGGTGGGACAAATCCATCAGGGCGAACAGCTAAACATTCCTCCAACTGACGATAAGCGTGTGCAACCCTATGTGGCGTATTTGTGCGATTTGGGAGTGACTTATATTAACCACTTTAGCCAGTCTACAGGGGTTAAGTTTAAGACCAATAAGCAGGTAGCTTTAGACGAACTTTGGTCGGTGCATAGTTTTGATGGGGACTATAATCCTATTCACGATCACGGCACTAAGACGATTATGGGTATTTCCTGTACGACTTGGACTAAAGTACCGCAACAGATATTAGACCAGCCGACATCAGGAACACCTGAATACAGTTTATATAACGATTCAGGACACAGTGACGGCTGTTTGGCATTTAGTTACGGAAAAAATAGTCTAACAGATACGGATAGATTATTTCCGCCACAAAGTTGTGTGATCAAGCCAGAGATAGGGGTACAGTATATGTTCCCATCAGGCTTACAGCACATGGTATATCCTTTCTTCGGAGAGGGTGAGAGAAGAACAGTCGCAGCGAATTTGAATTGCTGGGACATACAGGAACAACAATGACAGAACAAGTAAAGGAAGAATATCAACATTGGGAAAAGGAAGAAGTAATGGTAGACCCAGTAGAAACTACGGAAGTAGATGTAGACCCTATAATTAATGTGAAAGCAGTTTATATAGAGAATCTACAACAAGAGGTACAAAACTTACAGGAACAGATGGCTTCTTTACAATATCAATTAGATATTAGAATAACGGCTTTAGCAGCTTATCAGAGTACGCTAGAGCCTAAAGAGGAAGAAGAACCAAAAGCTAATGGTAAAGATAAGGAAGATTAGATATGCCTCTTTCCAGATATACTTTCCAACCCGGAATTAATAAAGAAGGAACTTCTTATAGTAATGAAGGTGGTTGGTATGACTGTGACAAGATTAGATTTAGAGCAGGTAGACCAGAAAAGATAGGCGGTTGGGAAAAGAATAATAGTAATACTTTTCTTGGTACGGCTAGAAAAATACATCAATGGGTTTCATTATCTAATGAAAAAATGGTGGCATTTGGAACTCACCTCAAATTATATGTAAAACAAGGTACTTCCTATTATGATATTACTCCGCTTAGAACTACAACTTCAGCAGGGGATGTAACTTTTTCTGCGACTGATGGGGATGCTACTATTACTGTTACAGATGCCTCTCATGGAGCAGTAGTTAATGACTTTGTAACCTTTAGTGGTGCTGATAGTTTAGGTGGTCTTATTACAGCAGATGTACTTAATCAAGAATATCAAATTGATTCTGTAACTAGCACTAATGTATATACTGTTGAAGCTAAAGATACAGATGGAAATACTGTTACTGCGAACAGTAGCGATAGTGGTAATGGAGGTAGTTCCGTTGTTGGTGCTTATCAAATAAATACAGGTCTTGATAGTTATGTAAGTGGCTCTGGTTATGGTTCTGGATATTGGGGACAGTCATCATGGGGAGGAGGTACTTATGGTTTTGCATCACAGTTAAGATTGTGGACATTAGATAATTTTGGAGAAGATTTAATATCCTGTCCACGATTGGGACAAATTTATTATTGGGATTTAAGTGGTGGAGTAACAACTAGAGCAATACCTTTATCCTCTTTATCAGATGCAGCCGATACACCAACAGCAGCTATGCAAGTTTTAGTATCAGAAAAAGATAGACATGTAGTTGCTCTTGGAGCCAATACTATAGGAACTTCAACACAAGACCCTATGCTAGTTAGATGGTCAGATCAAGAAGATGCTGGTATGTGGACTCCTAAAACTACGAATACAGCAGGTAGTTTAAGATTATCTGCTGGTTCAGAAATTATAGGAGGAGTTAGAACTAGGCAAGAAATAGCTATTTTTACAGATATAGCTTTATATAGTATGCAGTTTATTGGACCTCCTTTTACTTTTGGTATTAATTTGGTAACAGAAAGCGTAAGTATAGTTTCTCCACAAGCAGCTGTTAATGCAAATAATGTTATTTATTTTATGGATCAAGATAATTTTTATATGTATTCAGGAACAGTTCAAGCAATTCCATGTACTGTAAGAGCCTATGTATTTGATGATTTTAATAAAGGACAGCAATACAAAGTTTTTGCTGCTAAGAATGCTAACTTCAATGAAGTTACTTGGTTTTATCCATCTAGCGGTTCATCAGAAATAGATAGATATGTTACATATAATTATATGGAAAAGATTTGGACAATAGGAAGTATGTCAAGAACGGCATGGATAGATGAAGGAGCATCAATTACTAAACCTTTAGCAGCTGGTGTAAGCGGAACAACATCTAATTATTTATATGATCAAGAAACAGGTGCTAATGATGATGGAAGTGCATTAACTGCATATGTAGAAAGTGCTGATTTTGATGCCGGTGATGGTGATCAATTCATGTTTATTAATAGATTGATTCCGGATGTATATTTTTATGGATCAGCAGGAGACCCGAATTTAACTTATTCAATTAAGACAAGAGACTACCCTTTGGGTACTTTAAGTGTAGCTACAACAGCTTCAGTTAGTTCTACAACTGGTGTTTCTTATATAAGAGCGAGAGCCAGACAGATGAGAATAAGGGTTGAAAGTACAGACTCAGATAATTTGTGGCGTTTAGGTGATACTCGTTTTGATATTAGACAGGATGGAAGAAGATGAGTTCAGATAATTTTAATGTTAATTTACCATTAGAACTACCGAAAGATGAATATAGCCATGATTATTTTGTTAGATTAATTAACCAACTGCGTTTAAACTTTTCTCAATTTCAATCACCTAATGAAATTAGAGCAGTTCAACAATCTTTTGATTGGTTTATTTCATAATGGCAAATAATTATATTAATGTAATTAAAACCCTCACAGGTACAAGTGCTACTGGTGTTTATACTGTCCCTAATGATAAAGTGGCTATAGTAAAAACGTTAAGTGCTTACAATACTGCTACTGGTGCTGCCACAGTTCTTACAGTACAACTGACAGATACGAGTGCAACGAGTACAATATCTTTTGATAAGGCAAGTGTAGCTGCTGTAACACGTAAAGCTTTCTTGCAGAATGGAGAAGTATTAGTATTAGATGAAGCAGATATAATAAAATTAACAGCTAGTGTAGCGAATAAATTTCATGTTTACATTGGTATTTTGGAAACGGACTAGGAGACCACACTATGAGTAATTTTCCACTACAAGATGCAGCAGAGCATCTAGCAAAACAAGGGCGTTATGGCGATTCTATGTTGGTTCATATGAACCCTATAGAAGTTGATGCTATTTCAAAGATGTCTCCTACGGGACAGTTAACTACAAATCCACAAACAGGACAGCCAGAAGCATTCTTGCCATTGTTGTTTTCAATGATGGCTCCTAGTGTAATGGGTGCTTTAGGTGCATCTGCCATGAGTCCTCTTGTGGCTTCAGCTATAGGTTCGGGATTAGGAACTGTTGCCGAAGGTGGCAGTTTACAGGAAGGTTTAAGCGCAGGATTAATGAGTGGTGTAACCGGTGGTTTACTTAAAGGTATAGGCGGAGGTGATATATTGGGTGGTGCTGGAACAGAAGCTGCTACAGAAGCAGCTAAAGCATTACCAGATGTAAGTACATTGGGTAAATTAACTGAAGCTACAGGCGGTGCTGTACCTGCTGCTGATGCTGGAATTTTTAGTAAGTTAAAAACAGGATTTGGAAATATCCCTTCATCAATGGGATTAACTCAAGGAATGGTCCCAGATGCTACTGCCGGTGCAGCAGCAGATGCTATGGTTCCTTCAGCTTTATCTAGAGGGCAAGCATTTATGGGACAGGCAGTTCCATCTTTAGCTTCTGGTATGGTTGGAGAAATGTATGTTCCTCAAGATATGGGTGGATTTGAAGAAGAAGAAAGTCCTTATCAATACGAAGGACCTTATAAACCTACAGAACAGAGAACAATGACAGGTCCGGCTGATCCATTTGCTTCAGCTTTTATGGGTGAACAGGATATGATTGGTGGTAATGTATTTCCACCCGGATTTAATATGCGTTATGGCGGCTTAATTAAACGTTTGGAAAGAGGTGGAATGCCTAAAGCCCAACAGCAAATAGAAGAAAGTGCTGCGACATTAGATAGAAGGGCGCAAGATCAAAGGATACTTGATTATCAACAAAGTATTATGGCTGCGCCTACTGTTGATCCTCGATCACCAGTACCACCACAGGGAGCAGGACCTTATCAAGCACCATCATTGAGAGAGATATATGACAGTCAAGGAAAGCTTTTAGATGATGTATTAGGACCAAATCCAGATGCACCTTTAAGTGGAAATTATCCTAATTATCAAAGGCTTAAAGAAATAAATAGAAATTATAATCCTCTCGTACATGGTATTCATGGTGTTTCTGCATTGTTTGGTAAAGGAATAGCAGAAGCTATGGAAGCTGTTGATGAATCTAGAGCAAGGAGAAAAGGAAAAGAATAATGGCTAAAGGTGGTGGCGGTAAAGGCGGAGGATTTGATTCCTTTGGTGGAAGTGGCTTTGGCGGTGGCTATGGCGGTGGTTATGTTCCACAAATACCTTCAATGCCTTCAGGAGCAGGTAAAAAAGGTGGTGGTGGAATGCCATCTATACCTTCTATGCCTTCTATACCTTATCAGCCTCCATTTCAAAAACCAGAACCTAGACAACCTTCGTTTCCTTCATTACAAAGACAATATGCATCTTTAAATCAGGGTGTTAGACCTTTTGAACCTTTAGGAATTAGAGGGTATGAACCAAGAGCCTACACAATGCAACCACCTAGATATGGCGGAGGTTTTGGTGGTGGCTATGGCGGAGGCTTCGGTGGTGGTTATGATAGTGGCTTCGGTGGTGGTGGTGGTTGGAGTCCTTTTCAATTTAATGCTTATGGTGGTTATCAGCCTCCTCCTCCGCCTCCTCCGCCTCCTAGCTTTGGTGGCTATGGTGGCTATGGTGGTGGTTTTGGTGGCGGCTATGGCGGTGGTTATAGAGGTGGTCCGAGTGGTGGATTTGGCTATGATAATCTTTTTGATTTTGATGAAAGGTCAATCTATCAGACTCCAATGAATTTACCAACAACTGAACAGCCAGCACGTATGCAAGTAGAACCAGAATTTACTCCAGCATTACTTCCAGCTACAACAGGTCAAGAATCTTTACCTGAAGAATTAAGGGGAGAGGAATACTCAGCTGTAGAACCAGACTACTCAGCAATCTTCGCTGGTAAACAACCTTTATCAGCTGTAACACCACCACCTACACCCATAAACCAACCCGTAACTGAACAAATAGCGCAAAAACAAGTGGAGCCTGAATTTACTCCAGCAATATCTCCACAAGTGAGAAGTCAAGTTTATGAGCCAGAACCATCAGTTACCCCACAAGCTACATTACCTATTGATCAAGGGTTACAACAAAAAGCTGTAGATGCTCAACAAGAATTAGAACTAGCACAGGAACAAGGTCCTGTAACAGAAGGACAATTTCAACGAGCCAAAAATGCAGCGATAGCAGCTAACTTACAGAAGACTTATGCAGAAGGGGGTGGTAAAACATTTGCTCAAGAACAAGCAGAAGAACAAAGAGCAGCATCTATAGCAGCATCTATAGCAGCAAGACCTGAAATGGGTGTATCACCACAACGAGGATTAGCAGCAGATACATCAGGTTATTCAATGGGATTACCAGCATTTTCTCAAGGCTTAATTAATCCTTATGATTGGAGTGAACCACCTAGACGATATGGACCCATACCACATATTTCTCCAATAGCAGGATTAACTGCTGATATAGGCGGTTATTCACCTGCATTACCATTTGCAAGTAGTATTAGACCAAGACAAAGCTTTAGTGGTATGGGTCCATTAGGATTTAAAAGAGGTGGTTTAATAGATAATTTATATCAAGAAGGTGGTCCTGTTGGTATTGAAGGAAATAATTTAGAACAAGAAGTTGTGTTAGCAATAATGGGTCAACATCCTAATCCAAAAGAAGTGTTTGCTGAATACATAGAAATATATGGAGAAGATGGATTAATGGCATTGATAGAGCAGGTACAGCAATTACAACCAAGTGAAGGTGGAATCATTAAAGGAGAAGGTGGTGGAGTAGACGACCAAATACCGGCTATGATTGATGGGCAACAACCGGCAAGACTATCCAGTGATGAATATGTAATACCGGCTGATGTAGTTGCTCATGCAGGTGATGGTTCAAGTGATGCAGGTGGCAGAAAGTTTGATGAATTAGTTGCTAGAGTAAGAAAAACTAAAACAGGTAATGAACAACAACCAGAACAGATAATGTTTGAAGATATTATGGAGCAAAGTATATAAAGATGGATGTTTATTTAATACCACCAGAATATGTGAGACAGGTTTATCCTGATATAGATAAATTCATGGACAGATTAGTTCCAACTACACATGGTAGGTTTGATAAGGTAGATATATTGCACGATATGTTAACTGCAAAAGAGCATTTATGGGTAGTAGTTAAAGAAGATCAAGAAACTATAGCTGGAATTATTCTAACTGAAATAACAATTTATCCACGTAAAAGAATGTTATCTATACAATATACTGCTGGTGATCAATTAGATGAGTGGATGGTAGAAGCGTTAAGAGTCCTAGAAAATTGGGCAGTAGATAATAAATGTACTGGTATGGAAATAACCGGTAGACGTGGGTGGGTTAAAAAATTAAAACTACACGAATGGGAAGAAGAATTTGTAGTAGTTAAGAAAGAGGGTTTGAAGAAAGCCGAATTAAAAATTGTAGAATCGGAGAAAACTGATGGGCAAAAAAAGCGGAGGAGGAACACCTCCAACACAACAGGTAGAGTCAAGAACCTATCAAAGCAGACTGCCTGAGTACGCAGAGCCGTACTTTCATAACCTTATGGGAAGGGGTCAAGCCCTATCCTATGAAGGCTATATACCATATGAAGGTCCACGTGTAGCTGGGTTTTCACCTGAACAAATAGGAGCGCAGGAAGGTTATAAAGCGTTAGCCCAAAGGGATATGCCTTGGTTACAACAGGCAGGAGATATAGCAGGTTATGCAGCTACTCAAGGTCCGAGGATGGCACAATCTGGTTATCAAGCTGGACCTATTCAAAGTAGATTTAGGGGTGCGCCAGTAAGAAGCACTTATGGCGGAAGTCCAATACATAGTGGTTATCAAGCAGGACCTATATCAAGTCAATATCAAGCAGGACCTATTCAAAGTACATATGCAGCTGCACCTATAAGAACAGGGGTTGGCGGATGGGACCCAAGAACATATCTTCGTGCTAGTAAAGGGTTTGGTGGTAGAGAAGCACAGCGTTATATGAGTCCTTATTTATCTAATGTAATGGATAGACAACAAAAAAGGGCTGTAAATAGATTTCAAGAAGATCAACAAAGAAGAAGCGCACAAGCAGTAAAAAGCGGTGCATTCGGTGGTAGTAGACAGGCAGTTGGAGACTTCTTAGCAAGACGAGAACTTGATGAAAGATTGGGTGATATAGAAGCACAACAGTTAGAGAAAGGATTTGGTCAAGCACAACAGCAGTTTGAAAGAGATCGTACTGCAAGAATGGCAGGATTGAGAGCAGGTGATACAGGTCAATTAGCTTTAGCACAACAACGATCCAGAGAACAAATAGCTACTGAAGAAGCTAAAAGACAAGCAGCTGCTCAAAATTTACAGGCTCAAATAGCACAACAAAAAGCTTTTGAAGCTGCTGGTGGACAAAGTTTGCAAGCACAGATGGCAGCAGAAAAGGCACGTCAAGCAGCCGGTGGACAAAGTTTACAGGCACAGATAGCACAAATGAAAGGATTATCAGATGCAGATTCTAGACGTTTACAAGCACAAATAGCACAAGGTAAATTTGGACAGGCTGGTGGACAAATGGATTTACAAGCACAAATAGCTGCTGATAAAGCTAGACAAATACAAGGAAGCCAAAGTTTACAGGCACAACTTGCTAATCAGAAAGCATGGGAAGCAGCTATGGGCAGGGGTCTTAGGGGTGCTGGAGTTCTAGGTGGATTACAAAAACAAGAACAAGCATTAGATATGCAAAGATTAAAAGGATTATCAGATGTGGGCGCACAAAGACAAGCCTTGTTAGGTAGAACTTATGATACAGCGTATGAAGATTTCCTTAGACAAAGGGATTATCCTTATCAACAGTTGTCTAGATATAGTTCTTTATTACAAGGAATACCGGTTGGTGAAAGTAGAACAGATCAATATTACAGACCGGCAGCTGATCCTACTTCACAGTTATTGCAAACAGGATTAGGTGCTTATGGAATGATGAGAGGAATGGGAGGAATGGGATGATCTCACAGGATATTAATGACTTAATTTATATAGCTGAACGTCAGTCAGATGAACGTTTGGCACAAGAATTAAATCCTGAAACAGAAACAGGTATGCTGGGACCACCTTGGTTGTCAGCTTCTGAGTTATCTTATAGGCAAAAAATAAGATCAGAAGCACAAGCAGAACCATCAAATGCACCTTCAGTAGTTCAGCAGTTGGCACAGACAGCTATGCCACAACCATTGCAAAACAATATGGCTTCTGTGCCTCCTGCATCTACAGGAATGCCTCAACAACCTATGCCTCAACAACCTATGCCTCAACAACCTATGCCAACACAGATGATGAATGAAGGAGGTTTGCTAGATAGCCTTTCTCCTATGTCTGGATTAGGATTAATGGCAGATGCATTTGAAGGTGGAAATATGATGGGATTATTGCCAATGCTATATAAACAGACTCGATCTGAAGATGAAGAAGAAAATCCTACTGCTATGTCAGCCGGTGGTCTACTTAACTATGCTAATGGTGGAATGATTGATGATCCTTATGCATTAAATTTAGAATCACCACTTACTTCTCCTTTCCCATCTGCTTCTAATCCATTGATACCATCTATACCAACTATAGGATTAGAACAACCTACAACAATGGATGACTTTATTCCTTTGCAGGATGATGATTATATGCAATCTTATATAGAAGGCATAGATGATCCTTATACTAATAAATTGGGTCCATACGGCTTATCAGGACCTTTAGAAGAACGTCAAATAAGAGAAAGGGGAATAGAAACAACCCAAGAATTATCGCCATTGAATTATAAAATACGAGAAGGTGCAAGGGCATTATTTGGTTTTGGTGATGAAGAAGAAAGTGAAAAAGAAATTACATCAAGAAAAATAAATACTGATTTAAGAGACGCTTTACACGAAATACAGATAGCCGATAATCCATTAAGAGGAACACAAAAAGGTGTACAAAGATATACTCAAGCAGAGAAATTTTTTGAAGATTTAATTGATACGCCTGACGCAACACCTACGGGGAGAAGTTGGTTGCAAAACTTAACGGAAGAAGATTCATTGAGTATGAGTAGATATTTCGCTAATAATCCAGATGAATTTGCAGCTTTAAATTATTATAGGAGAAAGCATGGTGATATAGAGGGTTTATTAAAATTTAGTGAAGAATATCAATTAAATGAAAAAGGAAAATTAGATCGTTTAATAGATAAAGTTGATGTGACTGAAGAAGCAGTAACGACTGATGGTACTCCTCCTCCTCCGTCTGATGGTACTCCTCCTCCTCCGTCTGATGGTGGTAAATCAGCTACTGATCTTAAAAATCAGGGTGTGCAACAATCAACAGCAAGTGGATTAGGTCAAGGTGTAGAATCTGATATAGGTACAGGCTTAATAGATACATCAATAGAAAATATAGTTAAGGATATGACTGATCCTAAAGGCAAGATGCAGGATAAATGGCTTGCTATAGCAGCCGGTGCATTTAATGCAGCACAAAAAGGTTCACCTACTTTAATGCAGGGTCTTGCTGACTTAGGTAGTGGTGTTGTCGGACAGTTACAGAATCTTAAGAAAGAAGATCAAGTTAAAGCACAGCAGTTGTTTGATCTGTATAAGACTAAGGCTACGATACAATCAACATTAAGAGGACAGAATCTAGATTATTTAAAAGATATAGCTGATGTTACTGACCAAGATATAGATCGAGTTATAAAAGCAACTGGTGATTATCATACTCAATTAAATAAATTAAGAGAAACCGGTAAGTTAGATGATGTTGCTAGGATGGAATTAGCAGTAAGTTACGCTGGATTAGGTTCAACTGATGCTCAACTAGCTTATCAAAGAGGTATAACTACATTAGCAGAACAGGAGAATATTGTAGAAGCTGAAATTAGAAAAGACTTGGAGTTAGGACTAAAAGATGAGTTAACGGATGAAGCTGAATTACAAATAAAAAATAAGATGCAAGAATTTTTGGAAGATAATCCTCATTTAAGGATATTAAATGAAGATTACTGGTCAAATGCGGTGGATAAAGATGGCAAACCTGCATATAAGTGGAATGCTGCAAACCAGTTAAGGTTTTCCCCCTAGGAGATAACAGAGAAGATAAATGCCAAGAGAACTTATAAACACTAGAGAGTTATTAGGAACTTATAGGCATGAACCTTCACTTGATCCACCTACCCAAGCAGTTAATCCATTAAGCGAACTATCTAATTGGACACAAGATAATCCTTTATTTGATTTAATCGCCAAGTTTGAGAATAAGCCTCTTTGGTTAGGCTTAAATAATCCCTCTGATCCCAGCGCAATTACATCCCACAAGGCTAATATACCGGTAGAAGGGGATGATCCAACTGCCGGATTTGGTTTTAAATTTAAACCAGATGGCACACCCTATCAGGCAGGAGAGGAAGTCACGGCTGAAGAAGCTGAAGCAAGGCTACGCACAGAGGGTGTAGGGGATGCTTTAGATAAGATAAGTAGATACGTTGATCCTGAAGTTTGGGGAAGGATGAGTGATCCCCAAAAACGTTCAGTTATATCTTTATTCCATAACGTTAATGAAGGCTCTTTAGCAGAGAGTGATGCCTTACGCAGTTTAAACGAAGGGAATTTTCAATTATTTAGAGAACAGGCTTATGGTGTAAATGGTTTTAATAAAGCGTTTGGTCAAGTTCATTCCGGATTACAGGCACGTAGAGCAGAAGAAGGTGCTTTGTTTGATTCAGAAGAAGCGATGCCGGTATCTAAAGGAGCCGGAGAATACGAAGGACTCATGCCAGTGTTCTTTGGTAATCCTGTCACCCCTGCTGACAATGACACGATAGATAAAATCATAGCGTTGCCACGTGGGTTTGGAAAAAGCTTTGCTCGTATGGTTGCTGCTGAAATACCGGAAGGTTTATGGGCTTTAGCAGACTTAGCTACTAATCTTTCTGGCTTTGAAAATGTGTTAGACGAAAGAGAGAGTGCTTTCTTAGATCGTTTGCAAGAAATAAGAGACAAAATAGGTTATGAAGAATCTGTTCCGGGCAGATTGGGAGAAGCATTGGGAAGTATGGCTGCCTTTATTGCTGGTGGTTGGGCAACTGGAGGATTAAAAGCATTAACAGCACTACCTAAATTATTAAAAGGCGGTAACTATGGTAAAGCCTTACTCAATACGTGGTATGGAACGCTGCCCGGACAAACATTTGCAGTTGGTGAACAGAATTTAAGAATGAAAGCAGCCAGAGAATCTGGTATAGATTATGACGAAGGACAAAGGAACTCAGCATTAGCATTAGCAATACCTGTAGGTATGCTGGAATACGCTGCATGGCTTCCTTTGATGCGTGGGTTAAGTATGAAAGTAGTTAGTCCAGATCGGATACAAAGAATGATAGGTATGACTTCTGAAGCATTTCTTACCGGTGGTGTCGAAGGCGGTCAAGAAGTTATAGCTGGTCTTTTACAGGACTCTATAGAGAAAAATATTTATAACCCCGATATAGGTATTGGGGAATCTTGGGCAGAAGAATTTGGATATGGTGCTGGAGCCGGTGCTATCTTTGATGTGGTTTTAAATATAGCCAATAGAAAGGGTAGAAAATTTGATCGAAGTGGTAATCCTGATGATCTTATTAAACCGATTCCTGAAGAAGAACTTACTGAAGTTGAGGAAGAAGTTATAGGAACCGGACCGGTAAGTGGTGTACGTACTGTATTAGAAGGAGAAGGAGAAATAGATTTAGACCCTATTGGTCCTGCACCTAGACCAGTGGATGTGGGTACAACACAGGAAGATATTGATTTAGTTGGTCAAGGACAGATAGAAGTAGAAGCTGCAAGGCAACGTGGTGAAGTTGTTGATGCTGCACCAGATATTGTTGTTGAAGAAGAAATAGGTGTAGTTAAAGAGCCAGCAGTTATAGAAGAAGAAGCTATAAAAGAAGAAGTTATTGAAGAAGCACCACCGGTTGAAGTTAAGCCAGAAGCTAAGCCCACTAAACGTGTACCACTTGTTACTACTTTTACTAATCCGGTTAATAAGAAAGAGGTAGAAGCTACTTTTTCTGATGAAGATAGTGTCAGGGTTTATAACGACTTAAATAAAGAAACTAGAAGGGTTAAGGGTATCAAGACCAAACCTAAGAAAGAGTCTCCAGCTTTTAGAAAATATATTAAAGATAAGTATGGTCTTAATACTAATGCTTATACAAAACTGGTAGCGGATTATAAGAAGA